CAGATATACCGAAAGTGAACTCATGGGCGCACTGGTTCAGTCGTTTTTCTCTGCATGGGTTACAACCTCTTCCGACAGCGCAGAAATTCCCATCAATGAAGTTGGTGCCGGTGACATTGACGGAATTCCGGTTGAAGATTCTGGAGGGGTGTCAAGAAGCCCAAATGAGTATGAAATGGGTCCCGGCACTGTAACACACCTGTCTGAGGGGGAAGATATAAAGTTCGGTAATCCCAATATCCCGACCGCAGGATTCGAGGCTTTTGTAAAAACAGTATGCCGCCTTGTTGGAGCGGGCTTGGAAATTCCCTATGATGTGCTCATCAAGGAATACAATTCATCATACTCGGCGGCTCGTGGTGCATTAATGGATGCATGGGAAGCTTTCCGGATGCGCCGGAAGTGGTTTGTAGATGATTTTTGTCAACCGGCATATGAAGTATGGCTAGCAGAAGCTGTAGCTCGCGGGCGTATTAAAGCTCCGGGCTTTTTTGATGACCCGCTTATTCGTGCGGCGTGGTGCGGAGCACGCTGGATAGGACCGGTACAGCTCCAGCTAGACCCGTTCAAGGAAGCTCGTGCTGCTGTTGTTATGACAGACCGCGGATTTAAAACCCATGAGCAGGTTGCCCGTGAGCTTGGCGGCGGAGATTGGGAAGAAAATATTGTGCGGCTTACGGACGAAAACGAACTGCTTCGTGTTGCTGGCGGCGGTAATTACATGGCTATCCTTGTGGAAGAGGATGACAACGATAAAGGAGTATAAAAAACATGAGTGTATTTAGCAGATTTAATCAGAAACCCAAACCTCGTAGTAACCTGCAGATCGGCATCAGCCCAAACCCGCTGTTCTCTGCCGCAAATACTCCGGTGCCGTATACCATGAGCACAACCGGAGATGATTCTGCAGAAATAGTTCTGTATGGGGATATTGTGAGTGAACAGCCCACAGACTGGTTTGGTGACCCAATAGAGGGACAGTTTATTATACTCAGTCAGTTTTTAGAGGATTTCAAAGCAATTGAGAACGTGGCTCACTTGACGGTCCGCATTCACAGCGTCGGCGGAAATGCATATGACGCTATGGTCATACACAATAAGCTGAAGAGTATGGCAGCAGACGTTACGGTAATCGTTGACGGCGTGGCAATGTCCGGAGGCTCACTTATCATGTGTGCCGGAGATGTGGTTAAAGTATTTCCCGGCAGCCTTGTGATGATACACAAGTGCTGGGTATTTTTATTTGGCGGCTATAATGCCACTGAGATGCGCAGAATGGCAGACAGCAACGATGCCGTGGACCGTTCACAGGCAGCTGTATATCAGGCTAAGACCGGCATGGAAGAAACTGACCTGATGGCAATGATGGAAAAAGAAACATACATGACCGGTCAGGAAGCGATAGATGCCGGGTTTGCAGATGAATTTGAGGAAGGCGCCGCATTGGCGATTGCAGCAAGCGCTGACCGCCGTACCCTGTTTGTTCAAGGCTTGCCTGTGTGGGCATGCACCAGGAAGGACGGCATTCCTGCCGCCCTCAATCTACCAATGGTTGACACCGCAGATCCTGCGGTTAAAACAAATAAAACACAGCCGGCACAGACCGGCGGCAATGAAGGAGGAAAACCTATGGCAGCAAATCTTGAAGAATTAAGAAAAGAAAATCCGGCTCTTGCAGATCAGCTCATGGCCGAGGCTCAGGCCGCCGCGTCAGCGGAAATTGAAGCGTCTGGTGATGCAGCGAATGCAGAGCGACAGCGTATCAAGGAAATTGACGAGATTTCCGTACTCTACAGCGATGAACTGGTGCAGGAGGCAAAGTACGGAGAAAATCCCTGCACGGCACAAGAGCTTGCTTTCCGAGCGGCACAGAAACAAGCGAAAAAGGGCAAAAGTTTTCTAAAAGGCATGGAGGATGACACGAAAGCGTCAGGCGCTCAGGACATTGGGGCAGCACCCACGGAGGGCGATGCTATCGATGAGGATAACATGAGCCCTGAGCAAAAGCAGGCTGCGGGACGCGCAGCGGCCCAGGCGATTAAAGAGAAGGAGGAAAACTAACATGGCAAAGCATTTTAACAGTAAAGTCGATGAAATGGAATATGACAAGCTGATTGCCGGCCTGACACCGCCTGTTCTGGTGGCATCCGGTATCATAGCCTCCACTGGTGCAGAAGCTGAATATGCCCGTGGAACTGTGTTTGCGAAGTCGGACACAGACGGAAAGCTCTATATTCTCGGCGGTACCGGAGCAGGCACACTGACCCCGGACTGCATACTGTGCGATCCTGAAACGGTTGAAGCTTCTGATGACACCGTGGCATCGGTGTATGTGTCCGGATATTTCAACAGCGACGCACTCATTGTAGAAGGCGGCTATACAATTACTGAAGCTGACAAGGATAAGCTGCGCGAACGCGGTATATATCTCGGTCAGCTTTTTGATTAAACGAGGAGGAAACCAATATGGCTTTAAGCATATTTGACACTTATTATATGGCAGGTTTAGTCCAAGCGATTGTGCCTGTCCAGACCTTTTTCCGCGACCGCTATTTCCCTACAGGCGCGGCGGATATATTTGCCGCCGACAAAGTCCTCGTTGAATATGAGGACGGCGACAACAAACTGGCACCCTTTGTGGTGAAACGAGCTGGAGACATACCTATAGCACGCGGCGGCTATGAAATCCATGAGTACGAGCCGCCTTATATAGCGCCTTCGAGGCTGCTGACGCTGGACGACCTGAGCCGGCGCGGTTTTGGGGAAGCAATTCTTCCCAATAAAACTCAGGCTGAGCGTGCTACTGCACTGCAGATCAAAGACCTCTCAACACTTGACCAGCGTATCGTGCGTCGTGAAGAGTGGATGGCAGCGGAGACCATGATTAACAACGGCTGCACCATGACTGCCTATATCGACAAAGANACACAAGGTGAGACTTATGACATATTCTACTACAACACCTCCGGCAGCAACCCGGCTCTTTACACGGTTTCAACACAGTGGGATAGCGGCGGAGATTTCTGGAGCGATGTAGAGGCTATGTGTGCCAGTCTCGCCGAGCGCGGACTGCCGGCGGCTGACCTTGTTGTAGGCTCTACGGTTGGCCAGTTCATTCTTGATGATGAAAAGGCTGCTAAGCGTCTTGATAATAGGCGCATGGAATTCGGAACCATCGCACCCAAAATCACGTCACCGGGCGTTTCGTGGCTTGGGCGTTTGAATTTTGGCGGCTTTGAGCTGGATATCTTCTCTGTACGCGAAACATATGCGGACATTGCAGGCGCGACACAGCGTTATTTCCCTGCAAAGAGCGCAATGGTCACGGCTCCCGGATGTGGACACATGATGTATGGACAGGTAACGCAGATAGAGCCTGACAATGAGTTCCATACATTTGCCGAAAAACGTGTTCCCAAATTCATCGTCGACAGGAGTACGGATTCTCGCAAGCTTCGCCTTGCCGCCCGACCCCTCGCAGCGCCGAAACAGAAGGCGCCGTGGATTTATGCACCTGATGTGGTGACGTAAGCCCGCCGGCAGAAAGGAGTGCAATTATGACGTTAATAAGAATTATAAACGGCACCTACGGCCATCGACCGGAAGGTGCAAAGCATATTGAGGCTAAAACGCCGACAGACAGACCATTCATGGTCGCAGAAGCAGAAGCGAAGAGACTTGTTGGGCTAAAGGTGGCGGTATTGGCAGAAGATGCACTGAGCGGCGCAGTGATGCCCGGTGTTGGCGACGTCAATATAACTGTAAGCACTAACCAAACTGATCAGGAAATCGGCACAGACGGCGCCGAGCAGCAAAACACTGCGAATGCCGGTGAAAATGCACCTGACTACGATGTTAGTGAGAGCGTCCAGGAATATAACACAGACATGCCTGCGTCGGACCTTAGAGACATGTTGAAAAACTGTGGCATATCTTTTAAATTTGGTATGAGCAAAGCTGACATGGTTGAGGCATTGGACAAATACTTTGGCGAGACCGTGGACGATGATGAAACCCCGCCGTCAGTAGGCTTTGGTGGGTTGGTGACAGAAGGCTAATGAGGTGGTGATATAAGTGCCGGGATTTAAAGACATGGTGGCAGCGGACAACCATAATGTTTTCATGAATGTTACAGAATTTGCGGAAATACGCACTATCAAGTACGACGGAGAACGATACAAAGACATACCAATCGTAATGACGGGAATTAAGGAACAGGACAGGAGACAGCTGCAAGCTGACCATGCACAGGGCTTATATCTCGTTACTTCTGTTCTGCACTGTGCTGCTGATGATATGAACGGTGTGCTTCCGGAAAAAGGCGGACGCATCAAAATTAATGACAAGGAAGGCGGCGGAGGGTTCTTTCGAGAGTTCTATGTTGCAACCTCAGTCTGTGAAATGGGTATGTTCCGCATTGAACTGGAGGCGATTGACGAATGAGCTATGTTCGCATAGAGGAAGTCGGCGGTAAAGGTCTCGATAGAGCGAATAAGATTCTCGCGAGCATACCTGGGGGGGTTCACAAGGCGACGGCAGCTGCACTTAAACGTGCAGGAGAAGCGGCTAAAACCAAAGCCGGACAATTTGCCGCCGCCGAGTATACCATTAGCAAGGGTACATTTATGGGCAATGTCGATGTAAAGACCAGCACCAGTGGCTCCTCTGGCGGTGCTGCCAGTATGAGCATAATTTACGCAGGCAG